CGGCTTGGGTGACATGAATGTTGTATTTCATCTGCGCTCCCTGCGGTGGCGCAAATCAGCCATAACATCGGCAAAGGTACGCTACTGACCCCTATTTAACGTTTCCCAACACACTTTTAACAGTTGCTAACACACTTTGGCACGCTTTTTGCTATGGGTCGCCCTTACCGTTTTTTAACATTTGGCGGCGCACTTTGGCACGGTTTTTGTTATGTGTTAAACTTTCATAAAAATGTTTTGTTATGCACAAAATAAAATGTTTCACGTGGAACACACACCAAGAGTTAATAAAAGTTAAAACGAAAATAATTTGTGCACTTATGCTTGTATATTAGAAAAAAGTTGTATCTTTGCAGTGTTCAATTAAACGATTTGAAAATATGAAAGAGTTACTACAACATTTCAGAGAGCAACCGAAAGAAGCAATTAAAGAAGTTGCAATGTGTTTAGCTATTTTTGTCGTATGTGGTGCGATGTTGTTTCTATCTGCAATCTTGCAGGGGTGTACCGTTTCAAAGGGTACAACGGTACGGGGCAAAGCAACGATAGTAACAACCGATACAACGGTAGTCAAACACAACGGTACGTTGAAATTCAAAAAATCTATGTTTAACAATTAAAAGTTTACTACAATGGAAGAAAAAAGAAACGCATTTGACGAATTTTCGTTTGCCGCTTTGTCGGCTTTGGGTAGCCTTATGGCGTGTAATGAAGTTTGCCGCAACCAACGGGCAGTTATGAAAATAAACCGCTTTCGTGCGTGGCTTATGGACTTAAAGCCGCAAGCCAACCCCGAACTTGACGGTGAACCGCAAGGACAAACAGCCTAATAATTAACAATAAGTTTAACAATTAAAAGATTACTACAATGACAAGTTTTGCAAGTAAATTTAACAAGACAACTTTCGGTATTGACACAACCGATTTTCAGTACACCAAGTTAGCCGATATTTTCAACTCTGAAAATGAGGGCGGTAAAGATGTGATACACAAAATTAACGGGCTTTATGTCCACAAATCACAATTAGGCGACAGCCCCGTAATTATTGATGAGGAAAACAAACGGCTGGTGAACCTACCAAGCCACACCGCCGAAACGGTGCGTGAAATACTTGCCGATGATGAGGCGGTACAAACTATCAAAGACGGCAAAGTCGGATACACTATTTACGAGTACGAGAGCCACGGCAAGAAGTGTTATTCTATTTCGTTTGTGGACTTGTAAGAGTTTGGAAATTTATGTTTAACTTTGTAGGGGTTGCAATGTTTGTAACCCCTATTTAATATAACAGCGTTATGGCAAAGTTAGGTTTCAAGATTGAATTTACAAAGTCTGTATTTGGAGCAACCCAACGGGCGAAAATCAAAAAAGAGATATTGCAAGCCGTGAAAAGCAGCCCCGAATATAGAGAAGAGATTGCAAGGGTTTTCCAAATGGCAAACCGCCGTATTCAGAATATAGAGCAAAGCGGACAACTTTCGCCAGCCGTGCAAGCGTTAAACAAAGGCGATGTAAAAAGGTTTACCAAGTTTTCAATGCGTGGCGATTGGAACACCCTAAAAATTGAGTACGGTAAGGCGATTTCGTTTTTACGCCAGCCAACCAGTACGGTGCAAGGTGCAAGGCAGTACGGGCAATACCTGCAACGTATTTACAATTTAACGCCCGATGAGTACAACCTTATGGCAAAGAACTTGCTGGGTAAGTTAAACAGCATTTCGGATAGTGCTTTCGTGGAACGGTATTTAATGCGGTACAAGGATTTCACGGGCGAAATGGAGCAAAGCGCAAGCGATATAAGCACCCAAATAGAAAGTGAAGCGCAAAGCATATCACGGGCGATTGATGCGGAAATAGAAAGGCAGGCAGATGAGGTAGCCGACCGAATGGAGGATATACAAAACAATATAGAGCGCATTTTGCGCAACTTTAATAAGTTTGGGTTATGAAAAAAATACCTTTTGAGTTACAAGAAAGAATAAACAGCCCGATCGAAATAACCGAAATACTGAAAGCCGCCGTAAATGAAAAAAACATTATCGGAAACAGCAAGGGCGAAAGGTTTTACAACGTGCCGTGCGCCTTTGATATTGAAACAACAAGTTTTTACCGTGATACGGACGGACGGGCGTACACATACGAGCAAATGCAACGTATGCAGGACAGGAACGGGCGCAAGGCGAAATTAGAGAAAGCCGCAATAATGTACGTTTGGCAGTTTGGCATAAACGGATATACAATAATGGGGCGCACGTGGGGCGAGTTTGTTACGATGATGCAGACCGTAAGCGAGGTTTTAGGGCTGAATGACAAATTACGCCTTATCGTGTTTGTACATAACTTATCGTATGAATTTCAGTTTTTGCGCGAATGGTTTGAGTGGAAACGTGTGTTTTCCATAGACCTGCGAAAACCGATATACGCAATAACAACGGGTAACATAGAGTTTCGATGCAGTTACTTACTTTCGGGGTATTCGTTGGCGAAATTGGGTGAACAACTTATGAAATACAAGTGTGAAAAAGCCGTTGGCGATTTGGACTACCACTTAATAAGACACCACGAAACGCCGCTAACTGATACCGAAATACACTACTGCATAAACGATATTAAAGTAGTGATGTGCTACATACAAGAACGTATCGAGGAAAGCAGGGGGATAACTCACATACCGATAACGAAAACGGGGTTTGTGCGTAAGTATTGCCGTGCGCACTGCCTACGTGAAAAGAGCGATGCAGGGAAAACCGTACCTAATTGGGATTACGTGAACTTGATGCAGGAACTACAAATTACGGGTATGGAAGAATTTAATATGTTACAACGTGCCTTTGCAGGTGGGTTTACACACGCCAACGCCGAATATACAGACGAAATAATGTATGACGTGGATAGTTACGACTTTACAAGCAGTTACCCGTATGTAATGATAGCGGAAAAATACCCGATGTCGCAAGGCGTTGCAATCACGGTTAAGAGTACGGCGCAATTTGAGTTTCTGATTTCAAAGTATTGTTGCGTGTTTGATATTGAGTTTACCAACATATTTGCCAGCGAAACGCAGGACAACCCGATTTCCGCAAGCAAATGTTTTGTGAAAGAAAACCCGTGCGAAAATAACGGGCGCATTGTAGCGGCTTCAAAAATAGCACTTACAATTACTGATGTAGATTTCCACATAATCAAAAACTTTTATTCCTGGGAACGTATGCGAGTGGGGCAAATGTATTGTTACAAAAAAGACTATTTGCCGACACCGTTTGTAAAGTCTATCCTGCATTTGTACGAAAGCAAGACGAAATTAAAAGGCGTTGAGGGCAAAGAAGTGGAATATCTAAACAGCAAGGAAATGTTAAACAGTTGTTACGGTATGAGTGTTACCAACCCTTTGCGTGATGAGTTTACCTATAATGGCGAATGGGATATTAACTCAATGACAGCCGAACAAAAGCAGGAACTTTTATACAAGTACAACACCAGCAAAAACCGTTTCTTGTTTTATCCGTGGGGTATATTCGTAACCGCATACGCACGGCGCAACCTTTTCACGGGCATACACGAAGCGAAAGACGATTATATTTACAGCGACACGGACAGCATTAAGATAATGAACGGCAAAGCACACGAAGCATATTTCAAGGCGTATAATATGCAGGTGCAAATGAAGTTACGGGCGGCGTGTAAGTTTCACGGTTTGCCTTTTTCGCTTTGCGAACCTCAAACTATCAAAGGCATAACAAAGACTTTGGGCGTTTGGGATTTCGAGGGTACATATACGAGATTTAAGACTTTGGGGGCTAAACGCTATATGGTGGAAGAACCCAACGCACTAAAAGCAAACGGACGGGCATACGATTTCAGTTTAACCGTGTCGGGCGTAAACAAAAAGGCGGCGATACCGTATCTTATTGAAAAGTACGGGGCAAACGGTATCTTTGATGCGTTTACCAACTATTTGGATATACCGCCGCAAGCAACGGGCAAAAACATACATACTTACATAGACTATGAGATACAAGGCGAGATAACCGACTACAAAGGCAGTACGGCGCACTACAACGAACGCACGGGCGTACATTTAGAGCCAACTGGGTACAGCCTTTCCCTTTCGGTTATGTATATAAACTATTTGCGAGGTATTAAATTTAAGGACTAAAATAAACGATTATGACAGCAAGAAAGACAAAGCAGGACAAGCCGAAATATTACGACTTGAAAGCGATTTTAAGCAAGAACGCCGATTATAACATGATATTCGGCGAAAGGTCAAACGGTAAGACTTACGCCGCCTTAAAATATGGTTTGGAAAACTATATCAAGACGGGCAAGCAAATGGCTTATATACGCCGTTGGCGTGAGGACTTACGGGGCAAACGTGCCGAAAGTCTGTTTGCAAATCACGTGGCAAACGGGCTTATTGAAGAACTGACAGAGGGCAAATTTAACGAAGTGTTCTATATGTCCAACAAGTGGTTTTTATCTTACTACGATGCAGAGAAAAACAAGCGGACACCCGACCCGACCCCGTTTTGTTACGGGTTTTGCCTTTCAGAGCAGGAACACGAGAAAAGCAGCAGTTACCCGAATGTAACAACGGTTGTTTTTGACGAGTTTTTGACACGGCGGTACTATTTGCCCGATGAGTTTATGTTGTTTATGAACTTGTTAAGCACGATTATTCGGCAACGTGATGATGTTAAAGTGTTTATGTTGGGCAACACGGTAAACAAGTTTTGCCCGTACTTTACGGAAATGGGTTTGAAGCAAGTGCCGTTTATGGAGCAAGGAACGATTGATATTTACCGATTTGGCGAGCATGGCGCAATAGTGGCGGTTGAGTATTGCAGCACGATAGTACATCACAAGGCGAGTAATAAGTATTTTTGTTTCGACAATCAAAATTTGCAGATGATAACGGGCGGTAAATGGGAGTTAGCCGTTTATCCGCATTTGCCTTGCAAGTACACACCGAAAGACGTTTTGTTTGTATATTACATTAAATTCAATGATGTTATTTTGCAAGGCAACATTATCCAAGTGGGTAACGAGTGTTTCACCTACATACACGCCAAAACGACTCCGATAAAAGACGAGGAAAACAGCCTTATTTACTCTTTGGAAATGAACGGCAAACCGAACTACAAACGCAAGTTGTTGAGTACGGCAAGTTACGTTGAGCAGCAAGTTGCGAGGTTTTTCGCAATAGACAAAGTTTTCTACCAAGACAACGAGATAGGCGAAATAGTGCGCAATTATTTAATTACGAGCGCAAAGACAAACATTGTTTCGCTTAAATGAAAATAACGGCGGTTTGGTACAAATTTCGTGCCGAACCGCACGTTTTACGAAATAAATAACTACCTTTGCAATAGGAACTAAAATTTATTGATATGGACGCAAATACTATTATTCAGATCATTTCAAGTTTGGGCTTTCCGATTGTGATGTGTGGTGCATTGTTTTGGTATATGGTGAAACAAAGGCAGGCGCACCAGGAAGAAACGGAACACCTAAAAGATACGATTGCGGAAAATACGAAAGTGTTAGCCGGATTAACAACGCTTATTAAAGTTTTGACAGATGAGAAAGAAAGATAACATTTACAAGTTGTACCAAGCGCAAATAAGGGATAAGGACACTGCCGTAACCGAATTTATTGCGAATACTTTGGCGAAAACTCAAAGTATGTTTGAGTACGAGGGTTTGCCCGAAAGCATACCGCAAAAGGAATTGGAACGCCTTTTGCAGACAACGGGCAACGTGTTTGTTACAAAGGTGGACGGGGTTTTGTATGCGCTTACGGGCGGCAAAGGCGGCGAACCCGATGTTTACGGACGGGCAACGCTTTACACCGTGGCGAACCCTGCATTACGACTTTCCAAAACCTACGATATACAGAAAGACGGGGTTTTGATTGAGAACGACAGCAACGGTGAAAGCCTTTTGCCGCTTATCGGGCGTTATGCCGTGTTATATACGGACGGGCTTATTTCGTTGAACACCGCCAGCGTATTAACCCGTATTACGATGCTGATAAGCGCAAGCGATGACAAGACGAAACAGAGCGCAGAGGAATTTTTGGGCAAGATAGAAAACGGCGAGTTTTCAATTATCGGGGAAAACGCTTTTTTCAAAGGCGTAAATATGCAGACCGCACCGACCACAAACAGCGTGTATATTACACAACTTATTGAACTGATACAATACTACAAAGCCAGTATGTACAACGAATTGGGTTTGAACGCAAATTATAATATGAAGCGTGAACGGCTCAATTTGGGCGAGGTATCAATGAATGTAGATGTACTTTTGCCGTATGTGGATAATATGCTAAAAGAAAGACAAAATGCAGTTGAGAAAATTAATGCGATGTTTGACACCGAAATTTCGGTTAAACTTGCTTCAAGTTGGGGTTTGGAAAGGGATAATTACAACGCTTTGGCAGCTGATTTGGAAAACCCCGACCCGACAGAGGAAACCGAAACGACCGAAACAGAGGAAACCAAAGAAACGGACGGGAACGACACCGAAACGGA